TTCATAAACAATTATCAAATAAGTTGTATATATGTTATTATGATGTTAAAAAGCAAAAGAAGGTAATAAGAAAAAATTATAAATCGATAGATGATTTATTGAATACTATAAAGAGGTCATCGTTTGTTCCATTTTTAATAAATGGTGACCTGGCGTATGAAAAAAAATATGTAGATGGGATGAATCCATATATATTAAAATGCGAACCGAATAAAAAAATACTGTATATAGACTTATTTGGATATGACAAATTTTTTTATGCATTGTCAGTAAAAAACGAGAAAACGAATTTTCATAGAATATTATCTGGTGTGTTGGATATACATTTATTTTTTATAAAGCATTCGAGCACGCAAATGTGCAGTTATGTAAATAGATGGTCTGCATTGGAGTGGACAAGAAATAAAGTGTTCAAATGTGCATTCGAGAAAGCCGCGCTTTATTGTATGGGTCTTTATATTGTTTTGAAAAAGTATATTCCAGAACAGTTTAAAGACTCCCTAGTAATGAAAGTTTTCCAGCGAGTAATTCAGGAGTTGGCTTCAATTGCCATCGATCACTTTTGTTTTTAATTAGTTCTCTTTTTTCGGTGGAGCGCATAAATTATATAAAATACAACATCCTGCCGCAACCAACAACCAAAACGGTGGTTCATTATCTGGTTCTTTTTGCGAATACGCTGACAAATTTCTTATTTGAAATTGCGGTTTGAAGTTTTGCAAGTATACCGGTTTCACAAAATAACGCGAAAATGCCGAGGGACGCGGACGAATCATTTTTGATATCATTCTCTTAGTTAATGTACTTTTTATATTCGAAATCACATTAACTTCAATTTTTTAATTTAAAGGGCTTTAAGTTGTTTTGCGGTTAAAAGAATAACCCTCCGCGTCCACGCTTCTTCGTTTTCTCTCGACGCACTCTTTTTCTAACTGTTCTTTTATCCTTCTTTTTTGGTTTTGTTACATCGTTCTTTTCGTCTCCCGGTCTATATCTTAAAAAATTCTCCTCATATTCTCTCGTTCCTCGCTTACCTTTCAACTCCATATACTTTTCTGACTTTTGTGCACGAATCTCTTCCATTGTTAATTGATGCCCATAACAATTTATACTAAAACGCTTTAACAACCCTTTTTGCCGCAATCTATTTTGCTGTTGCACCTTGAACAAGTACTGCGCCATACACAATATTCTATCCGTGTCATAATATTCTCTCACGGCATACAAAAATGCCAAATAAAAACTCAACATTGTATCTATCGTCGCTATTTTTACTGTAGACCCATGCACCTTTATTACATTGTAACTATGACACGCAATGGGTTGATAAATAAATGCAACTGTATCCGTACCCACTCTTATTTCATAATGGGGAGCAACTATTTCTCCTATTGCCGGCTTTTTTATTATCTTTATACCCTTGATTCCTATATCTTCTAATCTTTCTTTTACTATTTCTGAAGTAGTTTCAGGGTCTTCCGATAATACATCAAAATCAGGATTCTTTTCAAGTTTCTTTTGCAATGCCCTCGGCATATATGATGAATATAATGTCATCGCATATCCTCCAAAAAAAACTACTCCTTGGTCTATTAATGTATCCCTTACTATATCATATATTTTGTCCACATTTGACCTATCTTCCATTTTTCTCTGAAAATCTATTTCACCACAGTTATGTGCTTTCAACGGATAATTTTTATTCAATAATGTCAATCGCTTCAAAACCTTCTCCCAACGACTAATCTCTCCTGCGGGTCTTGACAACTCTAAATACATGGACATTCTCAAAAAATTTGGAGGAGCATAATATATCCCCGACACTCTAATTGCGTCTTTTTTTATCGCATTAAAAATGTCCTTGTGTAAATAAGTAACATCTGCAACTGGCATAAAATTCACATATACTTTGAATGTTCCCTCGTGCACACCATTCTTCGCCTCCACTTCTACGAATCCCGATTTTACATAAATGTCGCACAACTCTTTTGCGTCGTCTAACGCATTTGGTGTAAAAAAATCATAATCCGGTAACTCATATTCCATATCATAGAATTGGTCTTCCTTTGGTAAAATCGAATTAATCGCAGTTCCACCATAAGCCACCAACTTTTTCCTTCTCAAAAAATTCTCAACTATGTTTACTATCTTAAGCGTTTCGGGCGAATTTACAACATCCTTTCCTATCTGTTTTTCCGCTTTATCCGTCGCAACGCGCAAAATTGCCAGTTCACATTCGTCAAAAGTCATCGATTTATCACAAATCTCCTTTTTATTTTTCATAGTTATCTAAACTAATATAAAGTTAGATAATTATTTCCATCCTACATTATGTTTGAACTGTATAATAATCCGTACTAATTGTTCTAGTTGAAAAACTTAACTCTGGTGGATTGGGTGGCGTCTCGGGGATAGTCTGTTCCTTGTATCTCAAACGCTCGGGTTTTAATACAAATGCCGAACCAGCTTCGTCAAAAAATATTAAAGTCTCCTGCAAATTTGCATCAAACTTTTGATATCTCATCGCTACAAGTTGACACCCCATTTCTCTACAAATAATACCACTAGGATTTTCAGGGTCCGCGCCAGAGTCAGGCATTGCAATCGTCATATTCTTTTTATTATACTCTTTTAATTCATTCATATCGGGAGTAAACTTGACATCATAATAACTCAATGCACGCATAAACATTGAATTACTCGTCATATTTACATACTCGTAAAAATTTTGATTGTCCATAAATGCAGTATTCAATCTATCCACAATAATAATAATCTTCCCTTTTAAATCCGCTAATTTAACATCTCCTAAATTGTGTGTGTAATATTTATCCGCAGTATTTGTATCATTCATTACATTTGTTGAAGGGTCATTAACTTGCGTAGAATAAGTATATTCATAACTGTAATGCGGGCCCAACATATAAGAGTCATACTGTTTAAATATTGCCGCACAATTGGTCAACATTTTTTGATTCGTACTCTTTATTCTTAAATGAATAATTATAGGGTCCGTTGGATTCGGTGCTGTCGAACCTGAAAATCCATAATTTATAATTGTATCCATCGCTTTTGAAAATGAAACCGAATTATATGTCTCCTTAACATAATAATTGGGCACTGTTGAAGTCGCAACAACCGGTTGGTCATCTATCGAATAAAGTTCAAAATCTAAACCGCGCACGCCCTGTTTTAGTATAGTTTGTAGTGCACATGTATTTACAAAATCATTTTTATAAGCTCCACCACTACAGCAATTATACGCTGTTTTAATATAATAATCTTTAAAAGTATAACCATAATCAGGCTTTGAATAATCTATTGGAGCAATATAACTTTTTGTTTGTCCATTTGAATATAAAGAATGCATTATTGAACATTCTCTCTTGTCCAAATTTAACATATAATAAACATAACCAATTATAACAAGAATCAACACTAGAATCATTATAAAAATAGCATTGCCTACAAACTCTTCCTTAAGAGTAAATAAATCTTTTTTTGTTCTATTGAAAAAATCCGTTACTTTTGAACCCATTGTTTTTGGTGCATCTGCCATATCTAATATATTATACTATTTTTATTGTTCGAGATTACTAATAAATATATTCAAACATAAAAAAGTTAAAAATATAAACATAACTTATATAAACAAAATGCCCGGCGGTTTAATGCAATTAGTATCTGAAGGACAACAAAATATTATATTAAATGGTAACCCATCAAAAACTTTTTTCAAAACAGTGTATGCAAAATACACCAATTTTGGTCTACAAAAATTTAGAGTCGATTTTGAGGGTTCAAAAACTTTGCGATTATCCGAGCCCTCTTATTTTACTTTCAAAATCCCCCGTTATGCTGATTTACTAATGGATTGCTATTTATCAATTGACCTTCCCAATATTTGGAGCCCTATTATCCCCCCCAATTCTGATTCTACTAGTCCCGGATATAATGGAGGACAATGGATTCCCTATGAATTTAAATGGATTGAATATTTGGGAGCACAAATGATATCCAAAATTGAAATTACATGTGGAAACCAGACCTTGCAAGAATTCTCTGGAGCATATTTAGCTGCCGTGGTTCAACGCGATTATGTAGCGGGAAAACGATTATTATTCGAAAAAATGGTTGGACATGTTCCTGCATTATTCGACCCGGCCAGTGCCGGAACTCGTGTCAACTCTTACCCTAATGCATATTACACAACTAATCAAGCTGGGGCAGAACCATCTATTCGCGGACGCACTTTATATGTCCCCCTGAATGCCTGGTTCAACTTGAAGAGTCAAATGGCATTCCCTTTGATTTCTTTACAGTACAATGAACTGCATGTTAATGTAACAATGAGACCTATCCAGGAGTTATTTCAAATTCGTGATGTTTTTGATGCTGCAAACAATTTTCCTTATATTGCACCCAACTTTAACCAGTATTATATGCAACTGTATCGATTTTTGCAGACGCCTCCCGACATTGAACTTGGGCCTTTGTCCTATGTAGACACCCGTGCAATATGGAATGCAGACATTCATTTAAACTGTACATATTGTTTCTTATCCAATGAGGAATCGCGAGTCTTTGCTCTTCAAGAACAAAAGTATCTTTTCAAACAAGTGAAAGAAACAATTTATTATAATGTTACTGGGTCTAATAAAATATCCACGGATTCACTTGGTATGGTTTCAAATTGGATGTTTTATTTTCAGAGAAGCGACGCAAACTTGCGCAATGAATGGACCAATTATACCAACTGGCCTTACCGATATATTCCCAACGATTTAATACAAGCCCCAACTGACGGAACTTACATTATTATGAGAGACGGACAGCAAGTTACAGTAGGTCCGGGTGTAAATAATGATGGTAGATTGACCGGGTGGATGATTACTGGACTATATAATTTTGAAAACATTAAAAATATTTTAGTCAGTATGGGAATTTTATTTGATGGTATTTATCGAGAAAATGTCCAACCTTCTGGAGTATTCAACTATATTGAAAAATATACGCGCACCGATGGAAATGCGCCAGACGGCCTTTATGTTTATAATTTTTGCTTACATAGTTCACCGCTTGATTTGCAACCTAGTGGAGCTATGAATATGAGTCGATTTACAACGATAGAGCTAGAAACAACAACAATTACGCCCCCTTTGGACCCTTTTGCACAGTCATTAGCAATTTGTGACCCACAAACTGGTAATGTTATTGGTATAAATAAACCGACATGGAGAATTTATGATTACAACTTTAATATGGTTTTGTTTGAAGAGCGTATCAATATGATTACATTTGTTGGTGGAAACTGCGGTCTTATGTATGCTACTTAATATAAACTTGTTTATCTGCGTCGAATGGACCGTCTTTTATTTTTCTTCGATTTATTATGCTTCGACTTGTTGCGCTTTGATTTGTTGCGCTTCGATTTGTTGCGCTTCAACTTTTTGCCTCCGGCTAAACCAGCCAGCTTAGCTGCTACCAATGCGGCTCCAGCAGCAGTTAAAATATATATAGCGCATTGCCCCATCATATCACATACACTGAATTTATTTCCATTTAGCTTGGTGTTTCTTAATGCTACTCTTAGTGGTTCGTCTACTGAACCATTTCTTTGTAAACCTATTTCAGTTTCAGAACCCGCAGCAAAAACATTCCATGTACCACCAGCAGCTTCAGTTTCTCGTCTTTTTTCCGCTCTTGCGGTATCGTACTCTTGTTGTGTTTGAAAGTCTTGAGGAACATATTCACCGTTAGGGGGCTTTTGCTTTCTAACTACTCCCCATGTAATTGGGGTTTTTTCAAAATTGTGAAATTTAACACCCGTTCTAGTTTCA